AGGCTGTAGGTAACTGCGACTTATTTTCATTATGATATCCGATACAGCGAACGCGAACACGGCCCATCATTAAAGGATCTGTGATATCCTCTACGATTCCATGAAACCAATAGAAGCTACCTGCAGTCAATTCAATGTCTGAAAACGAACGTGTCATAGGTAAAATTTGAGAGAGTCCTTCTTCACGGTCAAAACACAACGGTACTCTTCATTGAATTTATGTATCACGGATGTTATCAAGTATCTTCCAGAAAGAATAGAATCATACAGGTCGTCATCAGACCAGCTCGTCTTGTCATATGCAGCAAAGTCAATCGCCTTAGGAATACGCAGTTCAACGACCTTGCCAGCAGATAGTGAAAAGTCTCCTGCTACAGTAATGGTATGAACGCAGTTATCTACGCATTCATTTACAGAATTTGCGATTAGATAATTGCGAGTCTTCATAGTACCCACGTAGTTTTTAGGAACGGAAGTATCTGCAGAGAAATATGAAGTTCCAACGTCAGACACGTTGTCGAGACTATACTCACCGCGGCCTTTACCTGAAGATACCTTAAACTTTGAGGATAGTACTGACTTGCCTTCAGTTGTAAGATTAGCCTTTGATACGTCGGACTGGTATGAAAACGTTTCAGTCGCAATCTTTTTCTCGAAGGCATCGACGAAGGCGGCTTTATTTGACCATGCACCCTTCACGGCAGGAATAAGCTTTGAGACTCTAAACTCAGAAGCGATTGACAAGATACGGTTTTGCTTCTCAATATAGTCTTCTTTCGTTCCAGGATTTGTAGCATACTGACGAGAATCAAGTAAACGCCGATATTCAGTTCCACTCACCAACGACGAGTATGAACGAAGTTGCAGACCTTCCTTAAATGTTTCATAAAGAAAGAATGGTGATCCTTTTTGCCCATAGGTATTCTGTGAAATCCAGTATGCAGCATCAAGCGGATAAGACCATGGAATAACTCCTTCAATCTGCGTCTGACTCGTATCAAATGTTCCAAATCGAGTAACATTCAAATCAGAAGATAGAATGTTCTTAATCTCTACTGAACTCTCCTTGGAAATTGGGCGGGAGATCTTTTTCAGCTTTGACAGAAAGACGTGTGGAGTCAATGCAACTATTGAGTAGATATGCGTATTGAGTTGCTGCGTCTTTCCATAGAGAGGATATTCAGAAACATAGAACTCAACTTTTACTTCAGTTCTGTCTGCTTCAAAGAATGCTTGACGAAAAACTGTCAGTTCAATCTTTTCCTGCCCAATCAGTTTGTATTCCTCGAAAAAGTTAGCAGAGTCTTTAATGTCAAGACGAAGAATCAGACCAGATCCATATATGCTTTCAGTTACGGTAAACTCTGTCACGATATCTTGAATGTCTGCGGCTTTTCCTTCGTGATTGGTTAGCTTAATGGAACCAAGACCGTATGAAAACGGAGTTAAGGATTTCTCTGTGTATGGCTGAAGACCTACGCGTTTTGCAGGCATGTTATGAAGTAATTAAATCGCGGTATGTCTTCGCGAACTCACGAATGTTTGCTGGTTTGACGACTCTCATTGTCGTTCTAGACAAATTGATTGCCTGAGCATATTCCAGGTATGTGACTCTTTGAAGATCAGTGTAATTGTATCCGCCAAATGCATCAAATATGCTAAGAGGTTCGCCTTTTTGATTTATGTAATGATGTGGAGCATTCCCAGATTTTGCAAACCCTGTAGCGGTAATAGATACCGTCGTAGACTGAAAGGTAAGAACATCCCTAGATGCAAAAGTAGACAAAGAATTTGTGCTAGAAGTCACAATCTTTTCATCTTGCACAATAGAAAAAGTAATTTCTTCAATTGGAAAAGTAGTGGCTGAATATGCCTTACTAAGATACTGATAGAGCGCAGGTCGATACTGTTTTACCCACAGTCGAAATTTTGTAATCCAATCTATGACGGTAGGATCACTCAAGTTTGTTCCTGTCGCAAGTGTGATAGCAAATACTCCAGTCAGAATGTCGGTATTGATCTTTTCACACCATAACTGAAAACGATCTGGGTCGTATTTAGAAATCTTATATCGCGGCACGTTGACTCCTCCCGAATTCTCTGGAAGAATCGTCTTTAGACCAGTCGCAGACTGCGTGTATATGTTAAGTAGTTTTTTCCCATAAACAATACGAAGGAATGATGGGCTTAAATCTAAACCTCCTATATATGAATCTCTTTCAATCGAAGTAAAAGATGACGTACCGAAAGTGTATGTCTTACTCATCTGTTGGCCTGGAAGAATAATAACTGAATACGGATCGAAGTTAAGCTCAAAATAACGGTTTAATTCATGCTGCGATAAAGGCCAATCTTTTAATCCGTTCTTCAGAGTATTGTTAGCAACAAAGAATGTCCAGTAATAATCAGGATCTCCATAAAGCTTTTGCGAAACCACGTCTGGTCTTTCGCCATCACGAATCGTGTATAGCTGATATGAAACGATGTCATCTAGTAATTCATCCTTTGCATCTACATTGCGAAATATGTCAGTGACTTCCTGAGTCGTTTTGTTAGATGTAAACGAATACTGCTGTGTAGGAAAATAACGGAAGAATGGCATATGATTAGTCCTTGATAGTTGCAAGTCCAGTTTCAGGATCAATACCACGAGAGAAATCTGCGTTAGCATTTTCCAGACGAGTAATGTCGTATCGAGTGAGAGAACGCGTTTCCTGAAAGTTGAGCGTTATCTGCGTCTCTATTGGAGAACCATCGGTATGAAATGCAGATGTATTTGGATTTACTGTTGTGTTAACAGATTTAAGATATGAGGCAAATACCTTTGGAAAGTATTGATTCTCACTTCCGTTGCCGTTCATGAATTGAACTTTCCAAACTGGAGGATAGGATAATAAAACAGTGGATGAGTTTTCGGCTCCACCATAAGTAAACTTTTGAAAGATAGCTCGAATCTGTCGAATTGCTTCAGTGTCGGCTTTATTGCGAGGAATGAAAGTGAATTGAAAACTAAACTCGCGAACAGAATTTCCAGTAAAGGTGGTATTCGTGTTAGGCGCTTTAACTTTCTTTAAGGCAAACTGAGCGATATCTGCGCCTGGAAGTTTTACTGCCTGTTGAGCAGCTCCAATTTTAGCTAAAGCTCCAAGTACCTTAAGATCAGCGCCTTCACGTTGAATTGCGCCCAAGGCATCAATTCCTGCACCATCAATGGATCCATAGTCGCCAGTATCTGTTACCTGAAAGCCTGGAGGAATAGGTAGAAAAATAGAATATGCTTCATAGCTTTTATCCTTACCGTCTCGAACCGAAAGCGATAGAAACTGATACTTTGAAGCCTCGGAACGAATGTATGTAGGAAAGACTATTTGAGTCGCCATAAATAGAATTCTATTTATTCACATGGCCTATAGCGGTAGATATCCTGTAAAGAATTCAAGTAAATACAAGGGCGACCCTACGCGAGTAGTCTATCGTTCTCTCTGGGAACGCCAGGTGTTTAAGTTTCTAGATCTTAATCCAGATGTAGTGCAGTGGAGTTCTGAAGAAATAGTTATTCCCTACATATGTCAGACAGACGGTAAACCGCATCGTTACTTCGTCGACCTAATGGTTACGCTGAAGAACGGTGAAACTTATTTGATTGAGATTAAGCCTAAAAGCCAGACCATTCCTCCACAGAAGTCAACTCGAAAGACGAAGAAGTACATTACCGAGGTACTTACCTATGTGAAGAATGAAAGTAAATGGACAGCCGCAAAGGAATACTGTAGAGACCGAGGTTACTGTTTTCAGATCTGGACTGAAGAGACGATTAAAGGACTAGGCATTAAATTGCTAACATAATAAATAGAATAATGGCCGACGACCTATTCAATTTACTTTCTTCGGAAAGATCAGCCGCGGGAATTGCCTCCAGAACAAAGGCGTCCCGCGATTGGTTCATTGACCGAATTAAGACTGTTAGAAACGTCAATCGTCGTGCGTTACTTACTTCGGATTCAGTAAAGAAGGTAACCAAACCATTACCTGGAAGAATGTATATGTTCTTCTATAATCCAAAGCTCAAGGATGTTCTTCCATACTACGATAAGTTTCCGCTGATACTTCTAGTCGATATTACAGAAGATGGTTTTTATGGGTTGAATCTTCACTATCTTAATCCTCGCACTCGCGCACGGTTTCTTGACCGACTTATTGAGTATTCCAATAACACGAAGTATGATGAATCGACTCGCATTCGTCTTTCATATCAGCTCGTAAGCAGTGCATCTAAACTAAAAGAGTTTGCACCTTGCTTTAAGAGGTATCTCAACAATCACGTCGCGTCCAGCATCTCGAACATTCCATTTCCTGAATGGGAAGTAGCAATCTTTCTGCCAACCGAACAATTTGTCGGAGCATCTAAGAATTCTGTTTGGGCAGAAAGCCGTAAGAAATACTAATGTTTACTACACAAGATATTCTAGCTCAGATTAGTGCTTTATCGGGATTGCCTAGAGGTAACCGATACTCAGTTATCTTTACTGTTCCTACTGGAGTTGCAAGTACCGATAATCTGCGCACTGTATCAATACTGTGTGATTCGTTATCTATTCCAGGAACAACTCTTAATACTGTCGAGTTTTATCCACTACGAAACTTAAATAAGTTGCCTACTGGATATCAGCACGACGATGTCGAAATGACATTTATTCTTGATGGTAAATATACAGCAAAACGCGTCTTTGATACATGGTTAGCTTCAACAGTAAATCAGAACACATATAGAATTTCATACGCGGACTCTATTAAAGCTAACATTGAAATTTCACAGTTAGATACATTGGGTAACGAGATATTCAAAGTGATTCTTCTCGGAGCATTTCCTATTACTGTCGGAAACATACAGCTCGGTAATGAGACTGAAGGTATTCATAAACTTTCAGTAACATTTACGTTTGAAAGAGTAATTTACGCTAATACTCAAATTTCCAAATATGACCACGATATAATTGCAGAAAGAACACGCGAAGGTACCGACGTATCTGCTAAACCAGATTCATTTGAGATTGAAGAAGGTACTACATCGGGCGCGACTGAAACCGTTATGATTGAAAGCCCAACTGAGGTTCGTTCACAGGAAGACTATAGAGGGCAGACTATGCCAGGTGATGGATTATTTGGTCGCGCTCAACGCGCAGTTGACTTTGTTCGCTCTTTCTTTTAACGCATAAATACTGACGATTACACATTATGGCACTACCAAAACTAGAGACTCCTCGTTATGAATTGACCGTTCCTTCTACTGGAAAGGTCGTGGCTTTTCGCCCTTACTTAGTAAAGGAAGAAAAGGTCCTTCTCATGGCAATGGAATCAGAAAATCCAAAGCAGATCTTTTCTGCAATGCAGGATGTGATTTCCTCATGCACGTTCGGAAACGTGAATGTCGATAATCTAACTTCCTTTGACATCGAGTATATTTTTCTTCAACTCAGAATTAAGTCTGTTGGAGAGACGGTAACGGTCAATCTAAAGTGTGAAAAGGATGAGGCCTATACGCCTGTTGAAGTCGACCTCACTCAGGTAAAGTTAGTTCAGTCGCCTGGCTTTGTCTCTTCACTAGATGTAAAGTTGACTGATAGCATCGGAGTCGTTCTTAAACCTATTAAGGCCTCAGATCTGATTACTCTTGACCCTAAAGTTAATAAGACCGATTTGATTACCGATCTCGTTATTGCTACGATTTCACATATCTACGACTCTGAAAAGATTTATCGCCCAGAGGATATCTCCAAGGAAGAACTTCGTCAATTTATCGACTCACTATCAAGGCAGCAGATTACGAAGATTCAGAACTATATTACGTCATTCCCTCGTCTTGAACTCGACGTGACATTTACCTGCGTTAAGTGTGGTCATGTCAATACTATCAAGCTTAACGGAATGGAAAGTTTTTTCGTCTAAGCCTTTCCCATGAATCTCTAGCTAATCATTACAAGGTAAACTTCACAATGATGCAGAGATACCAGTATAGCCTCCACGAACTTGAAGGAATGATTCCATGGGAAAGGGAAATCTACGTAGCTCTGTTAAGCAAACATATTCAGGAAGAGAACGAACGCATCAAAAAGGAACAGGCAGCAATTAAAGCACGCTCTAAATAAGCAAAACACATGGCATCATATCACTCATTTAAAGAAGTAGTTGAAGTAATTCAAGAATCCAACAAGTATCTTGAAAAGACGAGTGATGCCATGGACGTTCTTAAGACGTCTATAACTGACGCGTTAAAATCAATTCTTGCTACTCCTGCATCGGCTATTCCAGCTCCAATAAGCGCAGCTACAGTAAGCGGAGAAGGAAGTCGTTCAACTGGAGTTGGACTTCCTGCAGTCAGCGGTGAAGGTAGCGGAGGACTTCCATCGTTTGACCTTGGAAATACCTTAAGCTCCCTCACTAAGGGAGCATCTCTAAATGTCATTCTTAAGGTATTTCCAAAATTACTAAGTAATGCAAAAAGCGGATTTAAGAAGCTTGGTAACGCAGTCAAGGTTCTTGATAATGAATCATTCAAAAATGGAGCAGATAACCTAAAGACGATTACTGATGCGCTTACAAGCTTTTCGGATATTAGTTGGGCTAAACTATACGTTGCGACAAAGTTCTTTCCATACTTCGTAAAGTCGATTCAAAAGATGTCGAAAGGTCTGGATGCGAAAGCAATTAAGAAAGACCTTGAACCTCTTAGTGAAATATCTCTACTGTTAGCTGGAAAAGATGCCGAAGGAGATATTAAAGAAACTCAAGGCATATTAGGAAAACTAGTCAAGGTTCTAACTGACTTTGCTGAAGTAGAATGGAAATCAATCATTGCTTCTACAGTAAGCCTGGTTATATTTGCAAAAGGTATGAGCAAAGCTGGAAAGATGATGTCAGATCCAGCTATAGTTAATGGTATAGATTCAATGAATCCGGTTGTCGACTCGCTTATAGTCATATCCGATAAACTATCAAAGTTAAAGACTATGGGAGCGTCTGTTCTGAAGGCACTCGTAGCTGCAACAGGATTAGTAGTATTAGGAAAGACTCTTAGCACTGCAGGAAAGATCCTAGGTGATCCATCGGTAATTTACGGAATACAGTCGCTGAATCCAGTAATTGAAGCCATGATTACCGTAAGTGGAGGTCTAAAGAAAGTAGGCGAATCATTTGCAAAAGCAGTTGGGTCCTTCTTTGAAACTCTTGGAAAGCAACTAGGTAAAATTGCAAAGGGTGCCTTAGCAATCGGTCTAATGGCTGGAGCACTATTTCTTTCTGCTAAAGGATTTGAAGCATTTGCAAAAGTTTCTTGGGAGTCAGTACTGAAAGGAATAGTGGCTATAGGAGCG